AGTGGAATATTATCATCAGCAACTCCTTTCCTTAATTCAAATATACTAGCAGGAGAGAAAGGTAAAGAAGCATTTCTTCCATTGGAAGGTGCAGAGGGAGAGATTGCGGGTTCAGTGTTTGGTCAAGCTACTGCAGAATCACTTGCCAACTTCTTTTTTAGACAAACCAAGGGTAGTGACGCAATTAAGAAATTGAGGTATAATAGTGATCATCCTATGGGAACAGAACAACCAAATCCACATCCAAGAGGAACAATTTTATACAAACAGTTTGAAAGATTGCGTCAAATGAATATAATAGATCCTGATATGCAAATATCAAGTGTTAATCCTAATTCTTATAATCCTATTGAAAATCCAAATGGAATGATGATTTCAAGAACTTCAGCAGAAGTTGCAATGGGAGATAGAATGAATAATTCTACGACAACAGTTGTCATGCAACCTGCTCCATCACAAGATGGTAAAACATCCAGTGGTATCCCAATGACAACCAATAGTGCTGGTGGAACTGGAGATCAAGGACTTAGTTTGTACTCCTCTCTTGGTATCACACTCGCAGTTTAATTTATGGAAAATTTTCAATCTACAAAAGATTTTAACTTAACCTCTGCAGAATTGACACCAGTGGGAGCATCAAAACCAGTTCTCATAAAAGGTTTAGTATCAAAAATTAATTATGTAGAAAGTATAATTATGCCATTCATTTCTGCCACAATGGTTTTAGTTGATAGTGCAGGTTTACTACAGACTTTACCAATTCAAGGTATGGAAAAGGTTAAATTTTCTGTCAATACAAATGCAAGAGATGAGGATTTTGAGTATAATTTTAGAGTTTGGAAAGTTGCTAATAGATATTCACAACAAAACAAACAAGTTTACACTCTCTGCCTAGTATCAGAAGAAGCATTAGTTAATGAGACAATCAGGGTCAGTCAACGTTTACAAGGTAATCCTGAGAGTATTGTAAATAAACTTTTGCAAGAAAGTTTATACCTATCATCTACAAAACAAATCTTTTCAGAAAATTCTATGTTTGAGGTGAGTTATTTACCCACGAGAGAAAGACCATTTGATATTATTGCTAAACTTGTTCGTAAATGTGTTTCTCCAAAAGCAAAATATAATACTCCACCTACTGCTAAAAAGGAAAAATCCTCTAAAAAATCCTCTGATGCATCAGTCGGTAAAATAAAAGGGAGTGGTGGTTTTTTCTTTTGGGAGACAATTAGAGGATATAATTTCTTTGCTGTTGATAGTCTATGTGCTGATAAAGATAGTCCATTATTCTCTGATAAGTTTAAAGTTCAGAAATGGGGACCTTATGTTGAAAAAGCGGTAAATGCAAGCGATAATGGTGATAATCGATATACTATTGAATCAGCAATATTTTCATCAGATTTAGATTTGATGAACGGTCTCAGAAAAGGTCAATATGGTTCTAAAATCGTATTTTTCAATCATTCAACTGGACAATATGAAGAATATGATTATGTTTTGACAGATACTTATGATAGCATGGCACATTTAGGTGGACAGCAACAACTTAATACAATAAGTGCTACTCAAAGAGAATTATCTGCAAAACCTACCAAATTAATGTCTATTTTATTAGATCATGAAACATGGTATAATGAACCAGAACCAGCATCACCAGAACCAAAGGATGGTGCTAAAGACCCAACAAAATTTGCAGATTGGCAAAAATACTATGCTGCACAAGGCACTGCCAGATATAGATTATTATCATTACAACAATGTGAAATTGTTATACCAGGCAATGCAGAAATTTGTGCAGGTGATAGAATAGATATTAGATTGATTAATAAAGCACCAACAGATGAAGTTCAAAAAGAGGAGGAGGATAAAGAGAGTAGTGGTCTATATCTAGTTGCTGAGATCACACATACGTACGATAAAACTATCAGTACAAATGGTGCGTTTACTTCAACTCTAAAATTAACCCGTGATTCTTATGGAATTAAGGGAGAACAGTCTAGTCACGACAATAAATAATGTTAGGAGGTAATACCTATGGAAAATGAAAAAACAATAGAAAGTCATATTGAAAAGGATAAGGAGATCTTAAATGATCCAACAACTAATCCACAGATGCGTCGACATATTGAAGGTGAGTTGCATGACTTAGAAGAATATGTAGAACATCACAAAGAAGAGATTGATGCAGGAGATCATCATGATCCTAATTGCATTGAACTTTTCTGTGATCAACACCCTGAGGAACCAGAGTGTTTAATTTACGACGACTGATATGAATGAATCTCTATCACAATTAATACCTATCGATAGAACTGGTCATGACGGTTTTAGTTGGTGGGTAGGTCAGATTGAGGGAACAGCTTCAGACGAGGCAAATAATAAAGGTGGTTATCGTTACAAAGTAAGGATTATTGGGGATCATCCTCAAGATCCATCCTTACTTGAAACGAGTGAATTACCATGGGCAAATGTAATGATGCCTGTGAACAGTCCCTTCACACCTGGCAATATTGCTGGTGGAGATCCACAATTAGTAAAAGGTTGTTGGGTCATTGGTTTCTACATGGATAACCAGAAGCAGAAACCATTGATCATGGGATCTATAGGGCAGACGCCTGGTTCTACAACGGTTATCAAAAATATAAGACCAGAAGATAAACCATTTACACACGGAACTGGAAGTGGTGTTCTAGCACCAAATCCATTCAAAGATGGACAAGAGGGTGGAGAAAACAGAGAAGGAGGAACGAGTGACGTCACTGCTAGAACTGGTGGTGGACAATCTGATGGAACCCTTGATGGTAATGGTAATCTTAGAGTTCCTAGCGCTGCTACAAATGATCCAAAAACAATCAAAACACAGGAAGAATGGTGTCAAGAAGTAGCAGAAAAATGTAAAGATGTTGATGTAAAAACCCAAATGACTAGCATTGTTAGTCAAATGTTATTTGATATTCAAAACAATGACGGACAACTTGGTACATTTTACGTTAACAAAGTAACGGGTGGACTTAATAGTGCTATTGGTCAGAGTAGAACATACATCAACAAAGCTCTTTCTGTAATTACGGAGTTTATAGCGAGAGTTAAAGGATTTATTAAAGAAAAAATTACAGAAGGAGTTAATGCATTAGTAAAAGCATTACTAAGACAAGATAAAACAGGTAATTCATTAACACCAGTAACAGAATGGTTTAATAATCTTTTGAAAGATCTTAATTGTAAAATGGAAGATCTTGGAAATAGATTAGCAGAGTGGTTAACAAATGTTTTGATGAGTTATATCAACCAAATTTATCAAGCAGTTGTATGTCAGATTGATGAGTTAGTTAACGGTATTATTTCTAAGATAAACCAATTATTATCTGAATTACTTAGCAGTATTTTAGGTCCTTTACAAGAAATTTTAGGTGCTATTGCTGAACCACTCAATATTCTTGGTGGTGCTATAAATTATATTTTAAAATTATTAGGCATCACTTGTTCAGGTCCTGATACTACATGCTCTAAGTATAAAAAAGTATGTACAACAGGAGAGAAAAAGAAGGATGCTAATGATAAAGATTTCTTAGATAATCTTCTTGAGGGTATTGATAATTTATTTGGTGATACTCCTGCTGATTATACACAATATGTTTGTGATGAAGCTTATAAAGGAAGAAAGTTAGAGATTACAACTGTAGGATTTACTGGTGGTGTTCCTTTGACTGTCACAGACGGTAATAAAAAACCAATTATTAAGTATACAATTAATGATATTGAAGTAAAAGAAGGTGATGTAGCAAATTTTGTTGTAAAAAGATCTGGATTTTTAGATGAAGCATCCTCTGTTAAATTTAAAACACTTAAAGGACAAGGAACTGCTACTGAGGGTGAGGATTACATCGCAACTGAGGGTATTTTAGGATTTGCTCCTAATGAGACTACTCAAACTATTCCAGTTCAAACATTATATAATGAACCAGCAGAACCATCAGAAAGTTTCTTTATCTCTCTTAAAAAGAATAGTCCAGAATCTGGTGTTAGCACAAATTTCGTAAAAAATATTGGTAAGTGCACAATTACAGAACAAAACCTTAAAAAACCAGGTGGAGATCCATATGAGGTGCAACCATCAAATCCACTTACACCTGTCACAGAAGTTCCTAGTGATGAGATTTTCCCAGACGTTCCTGCAAGTGGTGGTGATACCACTGTAGATACATCTCCAACATATTCTGTAACTGCAAATAGATCATTCTGTCCTGAGGGAGATTTTATTATCTACACAATTACAACTACTAATGTAGAGGATGGTACAATTTTATTCTATACATTAAATGGAAATGATATTACTAGTCAAGATATTGTTGGTGGGCAACTAACTGGAGAAATTATTATTAGTGATAATGAGGCAAAAGTAACTATTGGTATTGCTGATGATGGTGTTGTAGAAGATGCGGAGACATTAAGATTTACTCTTAACGGTAAAGGTGCATTTGTGGACGTTCTTATTACTGCAGCAGACGATCAAGAAGTTGGAGATTTTGATGAGGGAACTGGAGAAACACCAGAGAATGATTTCCAAGAATTTGAGTTCCCGTCAATCAATCCCGTCAAGATTATTACTGATGAAAGTGGTGGCATCATTGAGATACCTGTTGACAAACCAGGCGATGCATGGGCAGAACCACCATATGTATTCATTGGTGGTGAGGGTTTTGGTGCAGTTGGAACTGCTCTATTAGATGGAGATGGTTTCTTAACAGAAATTAGATTACAATCAAATGGTTTTGGATACAAGAAGAATTTAGCATCAGATAATGATGTTAGATGTATTATTGATGCAT